GTGGCTGCTCAGTCAGAATATGGAGCCCTATATGTTGATGCTAATGGAGAGTTTGTATTTCAAGATAGAGCTGTAACCGCTGGCTCAATAGGTGGCACAGTAACTACCTTTAATGACAATGGCACAGGTATCCCATACGCTAATGCTAATTGGAAGTTGGATGATACCCTCGTTTTTAACTCATCCACTATTACAAGGGCTGGCGGATCGCCCCAGACCGCTATCAACCAAGCCTCAATAGATAAATACTTTATCCATAGTTATCAGATCCAAGACCTACTAATGCAGACCGATGCCGTAGCCCTAGATTATGCCCAGGCTTATACAGCCAGCCGTGCTGAGACTAGCGTGCGATGCGATTCCATCGAGCTAGACCTATACACACCTAACTACAACGCAGGCATTATTGCAGCTTTAGACTTAGATTTTTTTGATCCGATCCGAGTGGTGACTACCCAGCCAGGTGGGTCTACCCTGGACAAGACTTTGCAGATATTTGGCGTGCAAAACGTCATTACACCCAACAGCTTTAGAGTGGTCTTTACAACCTTAGAACCTGTAATAGACGCTCTAATTTTGAATAACAATATCTATGGCACTTTAGACTATAATGTGCTCAGTTACTAAGGAGAGACAATGGCAGCAGGATTAGGATTTAAGGACTTTACAACAGGCGAGGTATTAACCGCAGCCGATGTCGACGGCTACTTAATGCAAGGTGTCTGGGTCTTTGCCAGTGCCGCTGCTAGAGATGCAGCTGTAACATCACCGCAAGAAGGTAACTTTGCATATCTTAAAGATACAAACGTAACCACTTATTACACAGGTAGTGCTTGGGCAAATTTAGATACAACAGGTATGACTAACCCAATGACAACCACTGGAGATATGATTTATTCTTCTAGCGGATCAACACCTGCAAGATTAGGTATTGGTACAGCAAATCAACAATTACGTGTAAATGCTGGAGCAACTGCGCCAGAATGGTTTACTCCGACTGCTGCTGGTTCAGGATTAACTTTAATTGACGAAGTAGATTTTAGTAATGTTAGTTCTCTCAATGTCAATGATGTTTTTTCTACAACTTATGAAAATTACAAAGTGCTTTTGAACGCTAAAACACATTCCACAACATCAGGTGGCGCAGCTGCTAGTTTAAGATTTAGAGTAAGTGGTACAGATACCACAACTAATTACAAAGACCAAAGACTTTACATTGTTAATACTACTGTTGGAGCTGATAAAAACACTTTTGGAACTGATGAAATTTTAATTGGTCAATTTAATGACAGCACAGGAACTCCTAGTTTAATACAAATTGAGGTAGGAACTCCTTTTTTAACTGCTCAATCCACAACATTGTCGAGTGGAATTAAAACAACTGGAACTGACCCACAAATGGGATTAAATGGTGGACAGCAAACTGATAGCACTTCTTTTACTGGATTTACTTTAATTTTTGCTGAAGCTGCAACTGGCTCAGTTTTTGTCTATGGATACGCAAAGGAGTAATGATGACATATAAAGTAGCAGAGTATTTTGGTGAAACCAAAGAAACTATTGTTAGAGATGCAACTGCAAATGAAGTGGCAGATTTTAAAGCTAGAGAGCAAAAAATTGCAAATCTAAAATTAGAAGCCGAAGCAAAGGCTGAAGCTAAAGCTGCTTTGTTACAACGTTTAGGCATTACTGAGGATGAAGCAAAACTTCTACTTGCGTAATGAAGCCTAAATTATGCGCCGCTGGAGTCCAGTTAAGAGATCAAATTGATACGTGGTTTCCAGATAGGAGTACTAAAAGTCCAGAAGGATGGCTGGGCGATAGTCGCCATTCCGCCAGAAAATCGGATCATAATCCAGACTGGAGCGCATCGGGAATTGTCAGAGGTCTTGATATTAATTCTCGGCTGGAGTCATCCGATAGCCTCGCACCTTATTTGGCTGACCAAATCAGAATCGCAGCCAGAAAAGATAAGCGTATATCATACGTCATCTACAACGGGCGAATATGCTCAAAGATATTAAACTGGAAGTGGCGTAAGTATTCTGGGGTGAATCCCCATAAGCGACATTTACACATCAGTTTTACAAAGCTAGGCGATACCGACGGAAGTCCGTTTGATATCCCATTAATCGGAGGGAAAATATGAAGATCAGCAAAAAACAGAAAGCGATACTAAAATCCTACGCACGTGGGGTATTGGTATCATTCTTAACATTCTTAGCAAGTAATGAATTAGGTTTAGACCCAGCGGTGTCTGTAGTAGTTGCAGCATTAGCAGGGCCAGCAGCTAGGGCTTTAGATAAATCCGACAATGCCTATGGCATCGGTGCTAATGACAAATGACACCTGGAGAGTGGGCTGGCTTTGGCGCTGGCGTTATAGCCGTGCTATCAGGCGGGCTCGTAGGATTACGTTTCTTAGTTAAGGGCTGGCTTAATGAGTTGAGACCTAATTCAGGCACATCCATAAAGGATGCCATTACACGAATAGATGAAAGAAGTTCACGGCTTGAACAGCGTGTCGATGATCTATTTGTCTTAATTAGTAAGTCATAATTTTAATATGGCAACTAAACGCAAAGCAAAGAAGAAGCCTATGCGTAAGCGCAGGACTACTAAAGAGCCTGTACTTACAAAACTAGATTTCTGGGCCATAGCAGCCAATGAGGTTTATATGGCTTGCCGTAAGTCTGGAATGGATGAGGGCACAGCTTTAGCCTTTGCGATGGATAGGTCAAGTTATCCAGACTGGATTGTAGATACTAAAGATCCTATTAAGAATCCACTTGACGATTTCGATGAGGATGAAGATTAAGCGTAGATACCTGGTAATCTCAGATTTGCAGGTGCCCTATCATCACGAGGCAGCTGTAAAGAATGTTATCAAAATGGCAAGGCGGGAGAAATTTGATTCTGTATTGGTGGTCGGGGATGAGATTGATTTTCAAACCATTAGCCGATGGGCTGAGAAAACACCTTTGGCTTATGAGCAAACTATTCACGCTGATCGTGAGCTTTGTAAGTCGATCCTTTGGGATCTCAGCGAGTACAGCAAAGAATGTATTGTACAGCGCAGTAATCATACTGATCGCTTATATAACACTTTATTAAAGGTGCCAGGGCTAATCAGCCTGCCAGAGTTGCAATATGCAAAATTTATGGATTTTGCTAGTTTAGGCATAACCTATTCAAAACAGCCCTATGAGATACCTGGCACAAACTGGGTAATGGCTCACGGAGACGAGGGCAATATCAGTCAGCACGCAGGAATTACAGCTCTTAATCTGGCTAAAAAATGGGGTAAATCAGTCATCTGTGGCCACACCCATAGACTAGGTATGAGTGCCTATTCAGAGGCCGTAGGAAGCCATTACAGGGCTTTATATGGCATTGAGGTAGGAAACCTAATGAACCGACAAAAAGCCTCTTATTTAAGGCATTACAGCGCAAATTGGCAGTCTGGCGTGGTAATCTTATCTGTGTCAGGGAAGTCGGTAACTCCGACTCTGGTGCCGATCAATAAGGATGGCTCATTTACAGCTTTAGGCAGACATTATGGGGCTTAATACAGAGTACGTCGAGCGCACTATCGATGACCATATCGATGATTTCGACGATATTAACGTTATCTAATCGTTATACAAAAAACGCCTTAAATCATTCACAAAGTCACCCACAGGTGCAACACTATACCTGTGCCACAAAGTATGTGCGCATAGATTGGGCTACAAATGACTATGGAAATCGCAGTTTATTTATTTATAGGTTTAAGTATGGCGTATTGGCTGGTGCTAATGCGTATTGATGATATGAAGCAAGCGCACTACTGGCGTGGCCGTAAAGATGGCTGGGATATGCACCGACGTATGATCCAAAACAAGGTTAAAACCGATGAGGTATTTGACTATGACAAAAACTGAGAAGTTGCTAGCTGATGTTGTCGATATGGTGCATACAAGGGGAGCGGTCTATGGTCACCCTTACACAAACCATAAAAGGATCAGTGACCTCTGGTCGGCATATCTCGACCATCCAATTACGCCTAGTCAAGTCGCATTATGTATGGCGCTCGTCAAGGTTTCTCGGCTTACTGAGTCTCCAAATCACAGCGACTCGGTTATCGACGCACTTGCTTACATTTCGATATACCAGACAGTCCTTGAAGCAGAAGCCGACGTCAATTTTACCTGGGGGGATGACTAATGGCATTTAACTTACAAGATTATGAAACAGTCGAGAGCCGACTGGACAAATGGTGGAAGGATTATCCAGATGGAAGAATTACAACAAAGTTGGAAGAAGCCTCAGCTGCCAGATTTATTGTCAGCGCACAACTATACAAAACAGAGGCAGATGCCCAGCCGTATGCGACTGGCCTTGCTAGTGAAGTGGTTAGTGATCGGGGTGTCAATTCAACTTCTGCATTGGAGAATGCTGAGACTTCAGCGATCGGCAGAGCGCTTGCAAACGCAGGTTATGCAGCTAAGGGTAAGCGGGCTAGTCGAGAAGAAATGACAAAGGTCGCTACATACTCACCAGCAGGCAGTAGAGCCAGGGCCGTTGAAGATGTGTTGCGTCAGTCATTTGCAGAAGATAAGAAAGAGCCGACAGTTTGGTCAGTTGGTGATGCAGTAGAAGCTATACCGCTGCCACCTAAGCAACAAGAATGTAAACACGGAGCGATGATACTTAAAGAGGGCACAGCCAAAACTGGTAAGCCTTATTATGGTTATGTATGCAGCGCACCTAAAGATCAACAATGTGATGCTCGCTGGCACAAACTAACAGCTGCGGGATCGTGGTATTGGGATGGGGGTGAATAAATGGGATATGTAGAAATTATTGATGGCTCAGGTTATCAAGCACGCCTCGAAAACGACAAGATAACCATAGAGCCAACAAATGACAAATGTATGGCCTGTAATGATGACAGGTTATTACACGATGGTCAGTATTTGGTTTGTACCCAGTGCCACTGTAGGCAATAAGGATATTACCACAATGTACCCACAGTTCAAATGTAATGGTTGCAAGCGTGATACTGAATTCTTATGGTTGGAGCAGTTAGAGACGCCAGAAGGATTTAAGGCTTATCAGTGTATGGAATGTGGCTGCACTGGTGTTAAGAATGTTGTAGAAGCTTTGCATATTCCAGACTCGGATATATGCAGATGTGATAAGTGTGGTAGTTGGAAGTTTGAAACCGTGGTCTGCCACACTTGCCAACTGATAGGAGCCAAGTAATGCCTACCTATGAATATAGCTGTAATGAATGTGGCACCTATGGGTCAGTGCATAGATCATACGATGACGACAGCACGCCTATGAGTTGCCCTAAATGTAATTTACAAATGGCAAGAATCTATAGCGCACCTGGGCTGATATTTAAGGGTGGCGGCTGGGCTGGCAAACAGTGATTGTAGAAGATCAAATGTTTAATTACATTAAAAAACGATACTTGCCCGATCTTGAAAGATCACAGGAGTTTGATACGTGGGATTGTATCTCGCAGCAAAGCCGTATGTATATCGAGCTAAAGGCCAGGCGTAACCATTACACAGAGCTGCTTATAGAAAAATCTAAGTATGAATCACTGACCATTACCGCTATGCGTAAAAATTACACAGCCTGGTATATCAACGCTACGCCATTGGGTTTATGGGCATTTAACTTGACAAAGTTATCTAAGCCAGTTTGGAAGGATCGGCCTATGCCTACAAGCACAGAATTTGCTGACAAATCACAGCGTATTAAACAGGTGGGCTATTTGAAGCTAGTAGATGGGATACAGATGTAATGCCTATCGCCACAGCTGAGGATTGGGCTAAACAAAACAAAATGCGCCAAGAATGGTTGGATGCTAACCCAAATGCAGAGTATGAAGGTTGGATGTCTATATGAAATTTCACGCTCGATTTGACAACGTATGCTAGGCTCTAGTGAAGCAGTGGCTCACAAAGCCACAAGGCGAGCCCGACAGGGAAAGCTCGCAAGGTGCTGGCTAGTTGGGATCGCTCTATTCATAGTTAATCTTTGCTTTGTAAAGACTA